TGTTCTTGAAAATGTAACTTCTGGTGTGTTTGTGTTTGTAGAAGATTTAGTATAAACAGCATCAGTTGCTATTTTTGTCAATGCTTCACCTTCATTTGCCAAAAATGAACTTGCACCATTTGTAGGCGCGCCCCACGATTCACGCGGTCGAACTTGATCGGGATTTAACAATGAATTGACAATAGGAAATTTTGAAAGGCTGTCAACTGTTACATCGTCGAATAACAAATCAGGATTTTGTGAAGTTGCAGCTGTTAAAGAATCATCCCATCCTGCAGCTTTTAATATCATACTATGCGCAATAGACGAAAGTTCTCGAAGTGACTTCTCTTTTGATGTTGTGTCATTTGGAATTTGATAATCACCAAATCCTCGTTGAAAACTCAACTTAATTTTATCATCAGCATCAAGTGAGTCTGTAGGAGTTGTTGAACCTTTTGTATCGATAAAATTGTTATTACCCGAATCAGACGAATCAGTATATTTATTGTACTTTTTAAGCATTTTAAATGTTGCAGCAACAGCAGGTGATTGATTTGCAACAATATCTGAATATGAAGCGTCTGGCATTACGCTTTTAATAAGCGCTGGTCCTGATTTTTCTAAATTATTCCCTAATTTATCAATTGTTTCATCAAGAACTGTGCCAGAATCTTCAAAATAATTTTTTTGAAACAAGTCGCTCTCATTTGCAAAGACACTTTCTGCGCCCTGCGATTCTGCGTTTTCAATTTCGTCGCCACGGCGAGAATGTGATGCTTCTTTTGAATTATCTGTCAATGAATACTCATTGACTTTTGTTACAAATGATGCGTAACCCGATGTCAAGCTGTCATTTTTACCAAAGTCTATCAATGGCAAGTCTGTGTTTGGATCAATTCCAAGATCATCACCTTCATCTAGCGCATTTTTATCACCATTCGACTTATCTGATGCATACGAGATCGTATTGACGCTTGCTTTTCCAATGCTAACAAGATAATCTTTAAGAGTTTGACGTGTGCTCATTAGCTTTTCCTGATATATTAGGTATATCACCCACATGTTTCATTAAGCGTTTAACATTTTCTTCATTTCTCATATACGATTCATATTGTTCAACAATGTTATTAATCATTGTTTGCATTTTATTTTCAAAATTGATAATTTCGAGTTCTTCATCTGAAAAATTGTCTGTATTCATTATGCTTGTTCCAGTGCAATCTTGTAAAATCCGGGAGGATTCTTTCCTGTAGGTGTATTAATCAAAATAGTGCCCTTAATAACCTCAGTCACAGATGCTGTAATAAGTTTGTGTAACTCTTCTGTGTCAATATTCAATTTAATATTGACTTTCATATCGCTTGTTGTGAGTTCTTGTTGCTTTTCTTTTTTGTTTTCTTCTTGCGTAATTGATTTGTCACTTACTTTTTCTGATTCATTTGAATTTTCATCAAGCGTTGCTCGAACAATACCTGACACATTACTTACTAATTGCGTTGTGTCTTTTACATTTTCAATATTTGAAATTTGTGTAGGTAACTCAATAGATGATTGATCAATTGTACCTTTTATTTTCAATTTTTCTATTGTCTCTGTTGATTTGAGCAATGAGCTTTCTAAGCTTTGTGTTGTTTTTGTTATTTGTGATATTTTTGTGACAGTCTCATCATTTAATGAAGTCAATGAAGATGACCATGATTCTGCGAATAAATCAACGCCACTAATTATATCTTTCCATACTGGCGGTAATGACCTTGGATAAAGCGCTGATGATTTTAGCGATGCTACTAGTTTTTCAATTCCTCCGCCCTTAATGAATGTGTCAATTGCTCCATCAAATTCTGACAATGCTGTTGATGAATATTTGAGTGCAATACCAAATGCACTTCCTGCTTCTTTTCCTGCTGCAGCCATTTTTGGCATTGTATCATTTGCAGCAGATTCAAGATCATTAGAGAATGCAACAAGTGAATCACTAAATGCTGCAGTTCCTCCCGCTAAGTCTTTTATTGCTGACAAAGCAGCTTGTAACTTGTCAGGCTGAATTGATTCAAGCGCTTGCTGCGCCATTCCGCCAGTTTTTGCAATTTTATCTATAAGTGCTTCGCCTTGAAATTCGTCTGATTTTGCTGCTTTTTCTATTAAGTCTGTTATGTTAGTTGACGCATCTATTTTTGCTTCAAGTAGCGATTGCAATTGTCGTGGGCTTGTAAGACCAAGCTGCTTTGTAAGATAAACTTGTTCTTGATGTGAAAGTTGTTCGTAAGATACGCCCGTATCTAAAAGTTCGCTTCTAAGTTCTCTAAAGAATCCTTCTTTGTCTTCATTTGCAAGATAAAACAACTTTAATGTGTCTAAAGTGCCGCCCGTAACAGCAGCTATATTTGCTATTGAAGTTGATGCATCTTCAAATGACATAAATTTTGTTGAGACGTGTGCTACATCGTCAATATCTAGCCCAAGCTGGTGTATAGTCGAAGATAACGACGCCAATTGTGCATACGATTGATTTCCAAACATTGTTACGTCTGTTATCATGCGTTGTAAATCTTCACTAAGCGCTCTGTTACTCAAACCAGTGATTTTTTCTGCTGCTAAGACTGTGGAAGAAAATTTCTCAATGAACTCGCCAGTTATTTCACCTGTCTTTGAAAATTCTTCCTGGTAAATCGCACGCAAAGTTTCTGCTCGTACTTGCAAACCCTTCATCGTAAGATCTGTCAATTCCTTTATTTGAAATGCATTATCAGAATTTAGAGACATTACGCCTGCATTGTACAAACGAGAATCTGCAAGAACAGTTTCATAAAATGATCTGCCCATTTCTTCTGCATCTTTATAAAAGACTGTTAGCGGTCTGATTATTTCTTTGCCGTTAACAACGCCTAATGATATTGTTTTTTCAATCAATTCTTGTTGTGTTTTATATGCATCATCTTGAATAATTCTTGCTTGCTTATTTGTTTGTTCTGTTAAAAAAACATTGCCACCAGCAAGCTCAGATGCTAAGATTTTTGGAACTCTTGCAGCTTTTTCCATTCCTTCAAAAAGTAATTCATATGGTTTTGAATCAAAAATAAGATTGACTGCAGTTAAAGCGGACTGTGCTTTTGCAACTTCTAATACAACACCCTCGTGCTGTTGTAAAATTGTCGTTAATTCATCAATGACACTTGAAAATTTTTCAACAGGCGTGGTGCCATTTTGATATGCTGCTGCAAGTCTTTCTACGGCAGCTTTTGTTTGTTCTGACGTGTCAACAGGATCTGCCATAATGCTCTCGTGAATTTACTGACGTTCTATCTATTAAATATCTGCGAGATTGGCGTATCATCATCGATTTCTAATGTACCGACTTTAGACTTTGTATTTGTTGAATCATTAATCGTTGAATCAATAAAATACTTTCGAAATCTTACGGGCAGCTTGTAGATTTCTGAATACTGCATTGATAAATTTTTCATCAAAAAGCGAAAATCTTCTAATATTTTGATTCTATAGTCTTGATTAAGGCCAAAAAAATGTGATCCCGAGGGGAAGAGACACCCGTGATTCTTTCCCGCACTTCGAACATTTAAACTCTTCTTCTAAATCAATGCCGGGCTCATTATCTGCAATATATTTTCTAATCATTCGTGAATCATGCGCCGGCATTGATTTAATAAACTGATTTATTTTATTGCGGTCAGTAATTCCATCGATTGATAAAATTGAAAATTCAAGTTTTGATGTTACAATGTTTTCAACGAGAATATCAGGCATTGCTTTTTTTCTATAAGCAAGAATTTGTGCTTGCTCTTCTTCATCTTTACCTGTTTGAAATTTAAACGTTACCCTCTTTTTCGACACAGGCAGAAGATATTCAAATTCATTAACACCAACAGCGATTGGATTGATGTCAAGATTTTTAATTGGCAAACTTGAAAGATCAAATTCTGCTTTTTGTGTTGTACTGCACGCCGGACATGTAACTTCTGCTTTGTATTGTGGACCATACCCAGTGATTCTAATAGCTACAAGAATTGCCATTCTATCACCATTTAGCATTTCTTTTGTGCTGATTGTCTTGTCAATCATACATGAATTCATAAGGTGAGTTAGAACTGTACCTTCGCGAATCAATGCTTTGCTTAAAAGAATGTCTTCTTCTAACGCAGTCATAGACTTTATCTGAACTAATTGCTTTCCAAAAAGAGGAGAACTTTTAGAATAAATTTTGCCTTGTGACGGTAATGGAATGCTTTCAACTGGAACCGTCCAGTTGAAATCATCTTGAACTGGATTTGAACGAGGAATTTGTGTTAACGCATCATTTGCTAAATCTGACTTGCTTGGCATATTTATAGTTTCCTAAAATATTATATATCAATCAAGCAAAGATGTAAAGTAATCAACGTCGATTAGAGCAATGATTTTGAAATATGACTAGCAATATCTTCTAAGTCATTTAACAAAATTTTTCCTTCTTCTTTAGAGTAGCCGTCCTTGGCAAATGTAATAAGATCGATTACAAGCTTAGCAATTTTAGCGAAAGGAAGTGTTGCAACAATATTTTTATTCATTTTTAAATCCTATTTAAAGTTAAGTGATGGATGTTCATCATTATGACATTTTTTACATAAAACGATAGCAGGTGGCATATTTTCTACATGCCAATTAATTACATCATTTACCCATTTGATTTTTTCATTAAAAGCAATAGTTCGAATGTCAGCATCTTCTGGCGCACATTTTCTTATGATAGTAGACATTTTTATTTCTGAATGATGAACATGCAACATTTTTCTTTGACCACATCGTTCACATGAAAAATTTGATTTTTTTAATGCTACGAATTTCCATTCGCGATACAATCTAACATTTGCATTGCATAATGACCCGATAGAAGATGTTCCACCCTTCCACGCTGGATGATTGTTGCCCGACAACGGCTTGATTTTTCCAGATGCCCAACTAAATTTCATATTTTTTGAACATTTTTGCCGATAAGCATCTGTATGAAAAACATTTTTGCACATCGCAGCAAACTTTTCGTCTGTCTTAATAGATTTTCCTTTGTTCCATGGTGTAGAAGGCCAAGAATGATTCATATCTTTTCTTGACTTTTTGCTTTTAATTTGGGCATTTTCATTATGACCCCAATTATTAGTGACTCTTGAAGAATGCCCATGTAAAAATTTATTTCTTTTATCACAAAAATTCTGTATGCTTGTTACACCACCGCATCCGCAAAGACAAAATTGTTCTGGTAAATTTTGTCTTGCATATTCTTTTAGCTGTTTTAAATTAGTATTGTGTTCTTTGTTTAAATGTTTTTTAAACAAATCTCTACTCTCATAATCAAAAAATTTCTTGCATAATAAACATTCAAAATGCGCTGACATTTGACAATATCACCACTGTAGTACTGCGTTATCAAACCTTATCGTTAGTGAGATTGTTGAAACATCGTCTGATCCGTAATCTACATCACCAAATTTTGCTGATTCAATTAATGCACCTTTCACATCCCATAACTCGACAACTGTTCCAATCGGATCAAGCATTTTCAATTGTATATCGCGCTTGTAAAAATCAGCATAACCGCTTCTACCAGAAACTGATTCGTGATGAGTACGAATCCATTCCATAACCTGTTGTGAACCAGCAGGTGCAATAGGATCGTGAAGTTCTACTGACATTGTATCAAATTTCAGCTTTCCAGAGATGTATCTTTGTGTGTTAATCCATGGAATTTCTTTGCTTCCCATTGTGAAACCAGGTCGGGCTGCCTTCTTGATTAAAAAGGCATCGATACCTTCAATTGCTAGAATCCAGCGATGTTTACGCTTAGATTCAAATTTGTTAGGAAGCATATCTGTTACTGATAGTGTTTCTGCCATTTTAATTCCTTTAGTTTCTTGTCAATATAGAGTTATATATGCTTGTTTACGATGCTGATGCGCCATTAATTGCGAAATCAACTGAAATAAACTCAGCAGTTCTTACGGGTTGTAACCAAATTTTGCCGCGAATTGTGTTGTTATCAATATCTGCTTGCGTTGTTGTTGAAGTATCAATAACTACTTTGTATCTTGAAACACCGAATCTTGTTTGCGCGTCTTGTAGAATTGGATTTACAAGTTTACTAAAACGTTCAAGCGTTGCTTGTGTATTGGGCTCAAACAACAAACTATTTGATACAATGCGAACTTTTCTGCGGATATCAATAAGCAATCTTCTAACATTAATTCTGTCAAGAGATGACGCTTTCTTTAATAGAGTCTTTTGCCCCCAAACAACTGTGCTTGTTCCGCTGCTTAATTGAACGATAGGATTGATATCAGCATCATAGATTGTTCCAAGCTGCGGCGAAGTTTCTGTCAATGGTACATCAAGACCAGAAACGCCAGCAGTCAATGCTGGCACAACGCCACGTGTTGTACCTGCAGGTGCATACCACGGAGCGTAAATATCATTCTTTGCATATGCAGATAGCACTGCAACTGATGGCGGAACTGTTACTGTACCCGTTCCATCAGGTGAAGTAATTGTTACATCTGGGAAGTAAGATGCTGCATATGAAGTATTTAATCCTCTTTGTTTAAAGTCCGTAACAGTGTTCGATACGGACACTGTTTGTGCGCTTGATGTGATGTATGTATTGATCGAATCTTTTTGCTGAATATCCATTAAGTACAATGCATCATAGCGATTTTCTACTGCAGAGATTGCATAATTTGTGATTGTTGGCGTTCTTACACCAGGAATTGCAAGAAGCTGAATATCAACATCTGCTGTAGAACCCATGATATCAATTGCTTTCTTGTATGCAGATACTGTTGGTCCTGATGATCCACCTTGATTTGAGTCTGCAATTTCTCTTGTTGCTGCAAGATCTGTCAATGAAGATTTTTGAGCATCAAAGATGTTGACACCATCAAAACCGCCTTGCATCAAGAATGTAAAGTAAACATTCGATCTATTTGCGCTATATGTGTCATTCAAATCATTAATTGTCAATGCACGAGTTTTGTTCGTGCTATTAGTAGAAATATTGCCTTGTCTTACGTACGACGCTGATTCCCACAAAATTGCATTATCAACACCAAATGCGCCAGTCACAACTTGAATATTTTCAATTGTGAATAGATTGTTTTCAAATGAATCTGCATTTGCAGTATTGTCAATAAAGAAATTCTTTCCAGTTGTATTATAGCTTGGGAAGAACTTTGTCCAATTCATGATAGACGAGTTGAAAGAAAGATCCGCATTTTGCTCAGCAACGCTAGAAATCTTTTCGAACTTTGTCCCCCACGTGTAGTCAGTGTTAAGTGATGCGAGAGGTGTAACGCCATCAGTAATTGATGTTCTTACAGGAATTGGAGGAATTACTGCGCTCTGGACAATCGAAGTTTTGCCAGCCGAAAGATCGGTATTTGTTGATGCAAAAGTTGTGAGTGAACTTCCAGATGTGAAAAGATATCCATAACCTCTGTATCCGCAAGGCAATGCATTCTTTGGTACATTGCCTGCAACAATGTCAGATGATAATTCGATTCTGATGTAGTCATTTGTTACTGGGTAATCACCTTCTATTGCGATTTTTTGACTACCAATTGCACGATCAAAATCAAAATAAATTGATTGGTTGCCAATTTTTGCAGCAATATAACCATCAGAGTCTGGATCAAATGACAAACCTGAGAAATAAGCACCCTTCAATGGATTTTGTGCTCCATCTGCAAGTCCTGCAGGTCTGACTTCGAGGTCAAATTGACCGTAAGAGTCTGCATCTAATGCGGGTATGATATTTCCAATTGTGATTTTGTAATTTTTATTTACATCTTGCAATAAGTCTGAAGTGACTGAAGCGCCATCTGAAATTGCATGTACTCTGAATAGATTGTATTTACTTCCGCCGAAGTCTTGAGAAATAACAAATGGCGACTTAGAATGCGTGTATCTTTCGTTAAATTGTTCGTAATTTGGTGTCGATGCGCTTGAAGTATTTCGACCAATTGATGCAGACGTAATAAACACAGAGTCTTGTTTGTTTGTGTCGCCTTTCGTAAACTGCGATGTTAATATGCCCGAACCTGTTACAACTGCGAGCTGATCTGACACATCATACCATGCGTATAAGTAATGACCCTTCTTTTGAAAATCAAGCGGATTTGTATTCAATTGATTTGGTAAATATGCAGATGATTCAACGCTTAGTGATGCCGTGATGACATTTGGCGCATTGTTTGTTGTATTATTTACATGACCATTAAGCAAAAGCACAAATGTGCTAGAAGTCAAGTCATATGAGCCCGAAATTGAAGAACCCTCAGCGGCAACTGCAGAAGGCTGATTTGTTGTGTTATTGTTACCAGAAAGTGTCAATGTGACACCTGATGGCGTCAATATGATTCCTCTTACGATAGGTGCTGCTGTAGTTGATGTTTGGACACCGGCAGATGAAAAGTACGTAGATCCTGCAGACTCAGACATATAGCAGCCCAAGAAGTATGTTCTTCCCAGGACACCGCCCGCAGATGCATATGGGTTTGCACCAACAATACCTGAATCTGTTACTTGCTGTTCTCCGACTACAAAGCCCGCATTTGTTACTGACCCGTCAGTAGCTCTCGTTTTACCATCGCCCGCGCCAAGAACACGCAAATATGTAGCATTGTTATTTGAGCCGCCATTTAACCACAAATTAACAGCGATTGGACCAAATCGATTTCCACTTACACCAAAAACATTTGTCATATCTGAATATGAATTAAATGTAAGTGGCACGAAAGCAAGACCAGACGCTGCAGTGCCAATAACACCCACAGGTGTGCCCGTCGAGGTCTTTGCAGTTCTAGTTGAAGAATCAACCTCAGTTATTGTTACGCCAGGATATGATAAAGTTGACATCTTTTAACCTTTATAGTAAGTATTAGACAAATTCGACACCTGAATTTGTTATGATAAAATCTAACGCAATAAATTCAACTGCTTTCGTTGGATACACTACGATTTTTCCATTTAACTTGTTAGATTCTATGTCTTGCTGTGTATTGTTTGATTCATCTACAATGATTGAGAATTTGTCAATGCCGCTTTGCGCTTGAATTGTTGCAAGCTGCGGTGTTAATGCATTTTTGAATCTTGTTCTTGTATTCGAAGTATTTGGTTCGAATACAAATTGAAGACCGACTGCCGAAACAATTCTTGCTAGTTCAATCATAAGCCTACGAACATTCACACGATCAAGCGAAGACTTAGATAATTGCAATGTTTTTTGTCCAAAGATAACAAAGCCAAGCCCAGGGAATGACGTAATAGGATTTATTCTTGCGTCATACAGCGCATCGCGATCAGCACTTGATAGTCTAACTGCTAGATTTACAACGTTAGAAAGTGCTGTTCTATTAAATCCTGCGGGTGCATACCACGGGTATGTTTTTGAATCATTTTGCGCAAGTGCGCCAAGTGCAATAATAGACGATGGCACTCTTACGCGTTTACTAACGACCGTCTTCGACGTTGTATCAGAGATCGATACGTCTGGGAAATATGTTGCGACATAGTTGTTATTGATATTTCGACCAGCAAACTGACGGATTGTCTTTGTCACGTCTGGAATTGTTGTAGTATCAAAGATTCTTGTACCGTCGTCTTCATATGCAGGTATGTCCATAAGATAGATTGCTTTTGCATATTTCTTTGTTGCTGCTGCAGTGTAGTCTGTGATGTATGAGTCTCTAATACCGGGTACTGTAACGATGTTTACTTTAGAAGTGCCGCCATTAGTAACGATATCTACACCAGCACGATATGCACTTACAAGCGCATTTGTCGGTCCTGATGTGTAGAAGTTAGCTGTAGTATTCAGACCGATATTAAGACCTGACTTTGCTTTTCCTAATGTCTCATTCGAAGTTGCTTTATCATTCATCGCTGACATGTCAGCATCAAGAATATTTAAACCATCGAAACCACCATAAAACATGTTAGTAAATTTCATATATGGTGAAAAACGATTAAATATTGAAGATGATGTGATAAGTGCCATTGTTCCGAATGTTAATCTACCTGTAATAGAACCGTCTGTGACTGTTCCGTCTGCAACATCTGGTGTAGCATTTCTAATGTAGACTGCATTTTCCATGTGTTGTTCAAGTGTACCAGTCAAATTATTGACCGCTGCTTGGAGTGCAGTGCCCGAACCCTTAGAATTGTACAATGCAATACGTGACAAGCTAAACTTGTTATTATTCAATGCATCTGCAGCAGATCCTGTTACAAGCGTGTCAAGTTTTTCAATTCCCGGGAAATTTGCGTATGTCTTGATCAATGGGTTGATTGACGTCGGCGCATTTGATTGATAGATTGCGCCTGCGCCCAATGAATCGTTTGTAGATGGGAACAAATCGTATTTGACGCCCCAATAAAGATTACCATTTACCGACTCAGAAGTGCCAACTGACCCCGTAAATGCTGGTGAAGCTGTCGTAGCACCTAAAGTTACTTTGTAACGCATTGGAATCGGCGGGACAATTGATGCCGTAAGTGACAATGCTGTACCTGACAAAACACCACTTAAACGATTGCTTAAATCAGGCAAGTCAGTATCAGTCAAACCTGACGTAAATTTCTGTGTCTGAATTCCTCTGAATCCGAATGGTAATGCAGTTTTTGGAATATTTTTTGTCGAAACATCATTTGATACAACGACTCTAACTCTTGTTGAGTTATTTGGGTACTTGCCAGATGAAACAAAATTTCTATCGAGCGTATTAGTTGCATCAAAATTGTAATAAACTTTCTTGTCACCAATAACTTTGGCAATATACTGATCGTCATCTGGATTTAGCGTGCAATTCGGATATTGCTCGAGTACTTTTTGGTTTAAGTCGTCATCTGCGAAATCTCTTATTTGCACTGTAAACGTTCCCCAAGGATTTTGTGGGTCTGTTGAGCGCTTCAAGTTTGTAATAGAGACTTTAAATAACTCGTTTGCTGCAGCACCATCACTTATTGTTTCAAAGTGAAACAAGTCATATTCTGACTTTCCATAAGGTTGCGAAATAAATTTTGTTGTCTTTGCTGACGTGAATCTTGAATCAAAGCGACCAAATGCATCAATAAATCGCTGCGTAGGAATTCCCGAACGATTTGATGTATTCAATGAGCCAGATAATAATGCAACGCTATCTGTTGCAGTTGAAACAGATGCAATTTCTTTTTCAACTGCATAATCAAAGTAAAGTATGTGTTGCTTTTCTTGAAATAATGAAGGAGAAGTATTTAAAACGTTTCCAATATATGACGGGCTTGAAACGTCAAGTGATGCTGTGTAAATCTTGATCCCAGTGTAACCATCTGCTGTTCCAAATCCTGTTGCAGAAGATGAAATTACAAGTTTAAATGTATTGTAATTTTGAGCAGTCGTTGTCGATTGAATAGTTGCAGCATCGTCTATGACGTTTGAAGGTGTGTAGTATTGATCGTGGCTTAGAATTTGTGCTCGCGTTCCTGTTGGGAATAACAACATGCCTCTTACAAGTTTTGCTGATCCACCTGCGGGTGTCGCGCCAAAGCTATCGTTGTCAATAAGAATTGGATACGAGCAGTTTAGTGAAGAGTTGACATCATGATTTGCAACAATGAATTGTACAGTTCCCTGCGTTTTATTGTCATATGTTGTAGATCCTGTAATAACAAAACCTGCACCTTTTGCAGTTCCCTGTGCTTGTGTAGTGGTGATATCGCTAAGCGTTGAGTTTGATCCGACGCCGAGCGTTCTTACAAACGTTAAAGCATTACCACTTTTGAAGAATTCTTGCGCAGCATAGTATGAATTATTTTTTTCTTGCGAAGTTCCAACAAATTGATTAAGAAAATCTGCAGTTGACGTGACAGTTACAGGCACGAAAGCGGGTCCTGTTGGACTTGGCCCGACAACGCCAGCAGGAGTTGCAGTTACGCCCACTGCAGTACTCACTGAAAGATCAGTCTCCGTATCAAAAAACCCAGGAGAACGATAAGTTATTTCGGCCATTTTTGCTCCGTACGCACTTTAACTATAAATATCCCGTCACTATGAAGAAATCTCTAAATCTTATCATCTTCTATTAGAGAAACCTTTCTAGCAGTAACTATTTGTTCGCCTGATCTTGCATCACGATAAATGATTTTTTCATAGTCATTTTTTTCACCATTCTTAACAACGGCTTTGACATAATCTTCGCCGCGTGAAAGAATTTGATTACCGTCTGCGTCAAGATTGTGCAAATCTGACAATATGAATTTATTAACATGACTTTCTGCAGATACTTTATCTTGTTTTTCTGCTATTTGAGTTCGCGACTCATAGATACCAAAATTGACTTCAGGTGCTGATTGGAACTTTCTAAATGGAGTTCCGAGACCAGGATGTGCGGGCGCAAGAATGTATGCTGGCACTTTTATGTCAAAGCTGTATTTGATAATTCTTTCTTCGTCTGTATAGTTATCAAAGTTATCGCTATTACCAAACGGTCCTTGAACAAATGCAGTAAATACGTAACCTTTGTTAGTTGTTATTTGAAATTCATGCCCTTGACCATCAAATTTCATCATTAGCGTTTCAAGCAGCTGATTCATTTGTTGCATATATTGTGTCCAGAACACAACATTATATGTTAATCCAACAAACTGTGGGTACGGTATTGTGATAATCTCAAAGATGTTTTGACCTAAATTTGACTTGTCTAGCGGAGTGTTTAATTTACCAGAGCCATATGCAATTCCGCTACCATTT